TCCCCATCAACATCAAAAGACACCCTGATATCACTCGGATCGTCCCTGCTTACATAGGGGATTACTGTGAAACCTTTCAACTTCAAAAATGCAACCAGCATGGTGTCTTCATAACTGGTTGTGTTTGGGTTTTTGCCACCCATTGACCCACCTCCTTGATTATTTTTTGGTACGGTTAAATTATGCCACATCATCACCTCCTTTTATAAGTTTAGTAAAAATTATTTGTTCTGGTAAAACATCCCTGCATATATAAATTGTTTTAAAACTAATTCCTTTTTTTGGTTGATTTTCAAATTCTGTTCTTTTGTCTGGTATGAGCATTTGAGGCTTTATGCCATGTTTTAAAAATAAATTTGGTATCCCATTATCACCAAAAGAATTAAATGGAAGAAATAAAGCGAAGGGTTTATTAAAACTAATCGCCCTTTCAACATATTTTGTTTTTTCTTTAAATGGCGGGTTGTCCAAAATTATATCAAAGTGCGTTTCTGGTATATAAGTTAGAAAATTATCTCCCTTTTTTGTATTTGGGTCATAATGAGTATTTATAACTTTATACCCTAATTCCCTTAGATAATCTGCAAAGTTATGTTCATTCCTGCTAAAGGGTGCCCATATTACTTTTTCCTTTGATATGTACGGCAAAATAATATCTACCGCATATTTAGGCGTGTAGGCTTCTATGTTTTCTCTATCCATCTTTACAAATACTTCTGGCTGTATTATCCCATCCATTTTATCTACTTTCTCCCATGCGCGAAGTCTAATATTTTCTTAATATTAAACGGTTTCCTCCTCACCCCACCTTCCGGCCTCAATCCAGTGAACTTACTCAAAAAGCTCCCATCGTCCTCAAAAGAAACCAGAGGTGGATATTTTACCTGCCCATCAATAACGTTCCTTTCTACCAACCCGATCATGTCAAAGAACCCCTTCATGTCTCTGGGGAATTCCTTCCCTGCCAACGCCGGAGCGCAGGATAATTCCCTGTTCCACTTAGGCGAGTCTTGGGTTCTGGCAGTGCATATTACATCGATGCCGGCAATAGTAAGCTGCTCAAAACCCTTCATTAACCGGGTCATTTGCTTACTCAACACCCCATACATTTCCGGGGTTCCTTTGACCCTCATGGTCATGTCCTTTTCGCTCTTATCATTCTTCTTATCCCTGGACTCGTAATTCTCCTCCAGGATCTCATCAGCCAGATGGACATTCATAACATGGGTCAGGCCATCAAAGAGAACTGTTTTAATCTTTTCGAAGTTTTTAATGTCATAGATGGTTTCCAGTAAATCATCCCATCCTTCATAATAACCAACTTTTAATTTGATATCAGGTCGGTTGATGGCCTTTACGGTCAGGTCAATCTGGCCTCTTTCTGCTACTATCCAGTAAATTGGGTCTTGAGCCGTCTGGATTACTGTTGCTGATTTACCAACTCCCGAATCCCCATAGATCAGGATGAAGTTGCCGCGGTCGTCTTTTTTGGATGTGTCTGGTTTGTAGATGTCTGTACGCATTGTTCATATTCCTCCTATTAGTTATTAAAGTTATAAGTTCATTTCTTGTTTAACTCTCTAATTTATAAACGCTAACTAAACCCACCCAGCAAATACCAACTTGGTATATTATATGTTATGCCTCTGGATAATCCGTGCAATCCCTATCAAGATGACTACACCGCAATCCTTTATGGCTAATACTTGAACTCATTCCACAGTTAGCTCCGCACCACGAGCAACGGCCAAGACTCCACTTCAAAAGTTTTCTTCCATATCTCAATAATTTTACGCCGAGCCATGTGGCAATGTTTCTTAAAATCTCCCCTGCCTTGCTATCCCATTTTAAATTATGTCGAGTCGCACTAGATATTATTTTCATTGTTCTCCTTTCAATTAGCCGGGCATAACCCGGCAGTTCAGCGGACGCCGTGCCGGCACCGCTGACTTTTGCATTATCTGTTAAAATAAACGACAAAAACATACATTTCTAACTTTGCAGAAGATTTTTGATCTGCTATATTTCCACTTGTTGACATATCAAAATTACCAGCAATAGGATTGACCGAACATATGCTTATAGCGTTTTCCTCCTGCCACTTCTCAAATTCTTCTGTATTTTTAAAAACTTTATAACTTAATATTTTACCTTCCATTTTAAACTCCTTCGTAATAAACTAGATAACAAGATCAATCCAGCCGATTCGCTGCGCTCCGGCTGATTTTTGCGTTGGGCTGGAATATTATTCCAACTCGTTGATTTCGTATAATGCCGAAGCAATCCCAAAAATTCCCAATTCAATTCCTTCGATTTCTTCCGCCAATTCTGCAAAATCTTCGTCAAGGTCATCATAAATATCGCCTTTTTCTTTTGCATTTGCTTCCCCGGCGCTGACCATTACAGATGTCCGGTTTGATAATATTGCATCTTTGCTAAACACAGAAACGTTTGTGCCTTCTGCTGTAATTGTAATAATAACTTTGTCTGGTATCACTTTGCTCTCCTTTCAGTTCAATAAAAGCGTCCAACAAGGGCAATCCAGCCGATTCGCTGCGCTCCGGCTGATTTTTGCGTTAGTTTAGGAAATCATCAATCGCATACTTTGTTTGGTTGCATGTCGTTGTGTCACGAATTTCTTTGACGAAATCTTCAAGAGCTTTTAATTTCGCCAGCCCATCGTCAAACATTACAGATTGCAATTTTCCACCATTGATAATATCGTTCGCGCCAACGGTAGGTGATTTTATTCCGTGCTCTACAACGTAAGTATAAATTGACATATTTGCTCCTTAAAAAGAAAAACTAACAAGTCGCTAGAGCCGATCGCGCTCCGCGCTCCGCCTCAGCTTGGCGTTATTTTGCAATACTTACCATCTGACAAAATTCAGGCTGTTTCTTCACCCACGCAATTATTTTTTCAGCATTGAATCCATATACTCTACCAACGGCAGTTTCAATTAAAAGATCTCCACGCGGGAAACCAGATGGGAATTTATAACCCTTCCCGACGTGGAGTGATAGCCCAACGACAGACCCTTGATCTTTTGCTCGGAGTGCATCTCTGTATAATTCTTCTAATGTCATGTCTTTCCTTTCTTTGACTGACTAAAATAAAAAATAACCAGTCCATCCAGCGGATCGGCAGGCGCTGCCTGCCTCCCGCTGATGTCGTCGTTACCACTTACCAATAACCTTCTCTCTTATCGTATAATTATCCTCATTCCAGTTCCCATTCCTGCAAATTGGCAACATGTCGCAAACTATTCCAGGGAGAATGGATCCGCAAACCCTATCATTGCGGTAGAAGCCATCCAGCCACCTTGCATTATATATCTCCCTGAACACATGAACAAACCGGCTTTTTAATTCTTCAAGATTAAACTCGTTCCGGTAATATTTTCTCCCATACTTATGGGTTTTAATATCATATCCAAGAAAATAATGAGTTGGCCTACTTATTGCATCCTGATAAACGCGCTCTTCATAAGTTTCTGGACTTTCATCCTTGTTCTTACCGGTGGATTTAAGGTCAGGGGTCCGAACAATCTCCATAATGCAGTATTCCAAGGAAGGATCGGCCAGAAAGTACACCCCGACCTGAGATTGGATAAAATAGGTATCCTCATAGTTCAATGGCCGGCCACTGAGTTTGTTTTCCACAAAGTAAGTTGGATATTTTCGGTCATAGTAACCATTTACCAGCATTTCAACCGGAGAATTGTCAGCCCACTTCATATCAAATGGTATTGTGAGGTCAATTTTGGCCTGTAGATTCCCGTTGGGTTCGGTGGCAATTTCCAGTTGCTTATATGCGCGGTAGATACCTTTGACGCTGGCTACGTCTTTGGCATCCATTTCATATTCAGCGATTACTTCGGATATATTGTGGAGCTTTTGGTTGGATAACAGGTTTTGGAGCACTCGATCCCACAGCATACCTTTTTTCAGTGCCGAAGATAGCCGAGGTTTGTTAATCTGAACACCACGGATAGCCTTGAGGTAATATAAATGGTGACAGGTGAGAAAATCGGATACTGAAGAATAAGATAAAGGTATAATCCGTTTGCAGTCAGCAAGGCATCTATACAATTCCTTCTTCTTACAGTATCCGCAGACCTTCTCATTTTCCGCCTGGTCGTAGTATTGGCAAGCGCCTCGGTGGAAATCCGGGATGAATTGATTACATAATGACTCATTGAAATCGTCAATAGTGGGGGGCATAACAACTCCTTTCTGGTTCTGGTTTCTGGGTTCTGGTTATTTAATAACTATCAACTTATTTTTGTGACAATTTAATTCTTTGGCTATTTTATCAAGAATATTATTTCTTGGTATACAACCTGTTTGGATTAAATTACTGTAACCGGAAGAATGAGAATATCCAAACTTCTTGGAAAGTTTTAACTTGGTTAGTTTGTTATCTTTTCTATGTTTTTCTATTAATTTAATGTTTAGTTTGAGTTTCATATTTCCCTCTTGCGGAATATCTTAAAACATAAAAAAGGATTCTTGTCAATATTTATTTTTCAACTACAATGAAAATAAATTTCAACTAAAATGAAAAAAAAGATTGACAAACTGAAAATAATTTATTATGGTGCAATCGTCAAAATAAAAAAGAGGTTTGTTATGAGGGAAATTTGGAAAACAATTAAAGGTTATGATAGATATGAAATTTCCACAAAAGGGAATGTAAGACATATCATTCATAGGCGTAACCTAAAATATTCTTATGCAACAAATGGCTATCCACAAGTTAAGATTACAGACAATAATAAGAAAAATATTTCAAAATGTGTTCATCAGTTAATGGCAGATACATTTATCCATTTAAAAGGTAAAAAAGAAGTTATTCATCACAGAAATGGCAATAAGTCAGATTGCTCATTATATAATTTAGAAATATTAAAAAATTCATCTATCCATTTTAGGCTGTATCATCGAAAACATTTCTATTCTTGTTTTCTATGCGGGAAAGAAGTTCCCACTAACAGAAGTAATCCTAATGTGAAAAAACATTTTTGTTCTAAGGAATGCCACCATAAATCAGTTTATGAAAAAAAATTATGTTGTGTTTGTAATAATGAATTTGAAATAAGAAAATCATATATTATCAATAGAAGTAAAAATCCAAAATTTAAAAATAGGGTGGGGATCTATTGTTCTAATAATTGTAGGAGAACGGGAAGTAATATTTTTGGTAGGATAAAGCCATGAAAGAAAAACCAATTAAACAACCTAAAATAAAATTCACAGCGCACATTGAATACGAAGGTGATGAGTTCGACTATATCACCATGGCTTATGACGAAGCCGGCGCGCTGAATAATTTCCTGTATCAGTTAGCTCAAGAGGTCAATGAGCCAGTACCGTTGCTGAGATGGAAATATAATAATGATAAGTTTGACGATGTGGATATAAGGGAGGTAAAAAGTGGAAAAAAGTAAAAAGGAACAATTAGAAGATGAAATATTCGATATTAAAATATTAATAAGAGATACCCAAATTTTAAAACATAAACTTAATTTATCTCCTTCTGAAATAGAAGAATCAATAAAACCATTAAGGGAATTATTAATGAAAAAATTAAAAGAAAAAAATGTTTCAAACAATGATAATGGGGGATGGTAGATGGCAGACAATAATAAATGCGAAAAGGATTATATTCGTTGGCACCAGAATTTAACTGAACTGGTTTATGAATACGAACGGCAGACCAGAAAACTTCCATCAAAGACAACGGTGTTCGAGTTGTTGAAATGGGTAAAGGAGAAGGCTGATGGTTGAAGAATGTAAACATGGACTAACTAAAAATACTTGTGCTTATTGTACGAAATTAATAAAAAAGGCAACGTTTCGTTATCGTGAAAGAGGACAGCGGAACGATGGAGATAATCCAAGAGAACAATTATTTTCTTCAATGGTTAACGGTGCTAGATGGGTAAAATTATCAAAACGTAAGGGGATGGGGGACGATAATGGCTGATGAAAAGAAATGGTTTGAGGTGTCAGAAGATGAACTCCAGCACCGCATCGAACAAAAACAGAAACTCCAAGACGAGCCGGTAACTCAAGCAGTCGCCATCCTGGAAGCCGCAGTGGACAAGGTTTTAAACACTCTTGGAGTTGACACCACCGATGAAGAAACCGTTGCTCAACAGATGATTGATTTAGATATAATAATGATTGAGCATACCGATGAACGTGCTGTACAGCTTAATGGATTCTATATATTTACCAAAAAATTATTGCGTAGTGGAGAATGGGATATTCAACCTTATTCTTGGATTGGCGCCGCAAGATTAAATAGCCTCGGGGAATGCTTCGTTGATGTGCAATGGTATGCTAAAGAACAGTTAACTGAGTTCGGAGGAGTGAGGTTAATAAAACAATGAAGCTAATTAATGCCAGA